TCGTAGGCCGTCACATCAGCGCAGCGATGGCAGCTGGTGGATAGGCCAGGCAGACCTGCACCCAATGGCTAACTTTTCAAGGTCAATTTATGCAAATCAAATATGAGTGCAGGGTCGAAAAGAAGCTAACCACACAGACTATTTGCAAGGTGACAGATACCCTGCCTGAATATGTAGAAGTGATCCAGTGCAATAGCTGCGGTGTGATGGGCGTTGCCGTACTTGATAAGGAGACTGCATACCATGCCGATTTATGAGTTTAGATGTGGGATGTGATGACCCATTCTCTGTCAATGCGCTTGTCATTAATAGTAATTCCTTTGCTGATGAAAGCGCCAGGCTTTGCACATTGAACCATATCGCGCATTGATGTATTTGATTGATGCATCTATCTGCCTATAGCCATCGAGGTTGCGATACCACTTAGACCGCATCTGCCCTAGTCCGTAGTGGCTGCCATTCTTTGCATTCACATCCCATCGTCTATTTTCTTTGGTGATGATGTCCTTGAAGCACATAAACTCATTCCATTCAATAATCCTAGAATGTGCATATAGCTTGTAGTGATCGATGGTTGTAGCTTGTGCGGGTTGCATCTGTAAAGATAGCGAGCCTATGCATAGGCATAGAACCCCCCACACCACCAGTCTCCTTAGCGAGCTACACGCCTTCAGGCGCTCGCTTGCAGAGCTGGATGGTAGCAAGCCTGTCAAGCGCATCGAGTTATCCACAGAATTTTGAGCGTTGTCTCGGCGTGTTATCCACAGGTTATCCACAGCAGTCAAACCTCACTATCATCGATGGAAAAGGAGCAGGTGATAGCCCCCCCCCAAACTTCAATCGGCCTTTAATAAATTCCACATCGGCATTTGGTAGCACTATTTCATGAAACCATTTTGTGTCAGTCCTAGCTGGCAGAAGCATGACCACTAGATCGTAATGCTGCGATGCTTTCAACACCCAGTCCTTGATACCTCGCCCATAAGGCGGGTTGCACCACACATGACCATTCCAGTTAGCTGTAAGGCCGTCACGCTTTGATTCATCGAAATGGTCTAGACCTAGCCATTCATCGCATAAATGATTGGTCAGACTAGCTGCCACATCGATGTCAAAGTCATGCTGTGCATCTAGCTGCTTAAATAGCTCGATAGGGGTAGCCCAGTCATCAGTCAGGCTTTGTGGCATATAAGCGCTCATTGATGCCCCCATCCGTCACCCTTAAAGTGTATGGGTGTTGCCTGATACACCCTTTCCATAATGATCGTGCAGTTATCGCAATTTGGAATTGGATAAATGTCATTGATGCCAGCCGATACATTCTTTACCTGGCTACACATTCCACATCTGAACTCATAAATCGGCATGGTATGCAGTCTCCTTGTCTAGCATGACCACGCCCATAACACCGCAGCTATTGCACTCCACTACTTGCACATAGGGCGGCAAAGTGTCAGTGACCTTTCGGACTGTGTGATTTGTCAGCTTCTTTTCAACCCTGCACTCATATTTGATTTGCATAAATGCTCCTTGAGAAGTTAGCCATAGGGTGCAAATCCTGCTGGCCTATCCACCATGAGCCATCACTGCGCTGATGCGATGGTCTACGGGCTACCGCTACGGGAATCCAGCCACATATCCAGTATTTCGGCATTGATCCTGTAACCAAAATTGCCACATCTTCCTTGCGGTCAAGCTCTGAAAGAATAAGTGACCCATTTTGCCACTTTGTCCATTTGACCTCGATGTTATTGCCCACATCAGCCTTCAGCTTAAAATTGTCAGCTGCTAAATCGATGGGCTTCCTAAAGTATTTGGCTACAGCTAATTCAGCCCCAAATGCTTCACTTTGTTGCATGACGAAGGCTGGGAAGTTAAGCCGCTCTCTGTCATTCTGATAATTCCGTTTGGCAGTCACGCCTTCCCATTGAGGTATGTAGTCTATGGCTCTACGCAGCCCGGCCTTTGTGATTGCTACCTGCGTGGCGTTATCTATTTGAATCGGAATCATAGGTGCATCCGATCTTCACATGGCTTACATATCCACTGAACTAGACCATCATCCCGTAGATACTCATTACACATGACATCATCATCGCAAATATCGCAATTTGTATAGCCCCATGAGCCTGCCTGTAAATTGTAGATATGGCTCATTTGCAGTCCTCGCATTGCCAGGTAACTGATAAGCCATCGACAATCGTGTGACTGCCTGTGGCTAATGGCTTTGGCTTGCTACATGAATCGCAGTAATCCCATGTGCCAGGCGCAAAAGTTTCTGCATATCCCATCACACACGCTGCTTCCATTTGCCATCGCTACCTAGCACCATCCACTGCGGTGGGCATTGCTGGGCTTTGGTCTTTTCGGTGCAGAAATATGCGCCCCAGGCTTTTCCATTCTTTTCGCCTTCTTTCCAAATCATGTGGCCATGCTTACAGATAGGCGCTTCAGCTTGTAGCTCACCGCCCAGTTCATCCTTGATTTGGTCTACAGCTGCCTTGACTGTGGTGAACCCATCTTCCCAAATTGGCTTAGCCCAGGGATCGTCCTCGACAAACGCTTTTGGCATAGTCTCGACCTGCTGCATATCTTCGCGGCTAGGCTTTTCCTCTGTACCTAGTACCACGCTGCAAGCTCTACCGATTGCGCTGCTCACTGTGTCCTCGACATACCACCTTTTCATTTGTGGATTGTAAGCGCCGACCATTCCATGCGCGTAGTCGATAGCGGCTGGCTCTTTGTCCTCATAATGGCGATAGATACGGCATTCGATGAGGATGTAACCCTTTTCAGGATTCCAGTCAATGATTGATGTGTGGATTTTATTTTTAGGCCAGGTGGCGTGAAGTCTCTGAACCTTCTGATTTACTGTCTCGTAATTGTCCAGGAATCCCATTAGCGCACCGCCTTTCGAGCTGCGATTTTGCCTCTGATAAATCCTTCCCGCTTGCCTTCTTTAAGGCCTGCGGTATAACCAAATGTAAAGCCGATTGCAACGCCTATCAGTAGCCACATGGCCACTTCACCTATTGAATACATTTTTGCTCACGTTCAGGGAACTACTGTGCTTCGCTCCCTGCCATAACTGTGAAGCAAAGCTGTGACAAGGTCAAGATTCCTGCGTATCGTTGGGCGTGTCGGCTCGCTTTTCGGCCTTATCCTTTAACCCATTTGATGCCAGCACCGAGCCAAGTGCGCCTGTGAGGAATACTGTAAGCGTGGTCAGAAGCTCGATGAACGCACGATCGTTGGGCGCTTGTGCGCCGATTGGCTGTGTAACGAATATCAGCGCATACAGCATCCCCATTACTGATAAGGCAAAGACCAAAGCCAGGCATACGCCGATGAATACAATTAAGCGGGCTTTGAGCTGCTCATTGCTTAGCCTACGGCTGTGCCTGGGTGTCAATTTCATCTCCAAATAAGTCTTGAGTGCAGACTCCCGTACTAATACACTCTGGCGGATTACATTCAGGCTTTTGCCAGTTCTCGAATTCCTGGCACGGATACCTAACCCATCCATCGTATTGACCACACGCAGATAGCCCTATCGAAAGCGATAACCATAGGGCTACCTGTTGTAGCTTTCGGGTCACTTCCCCTTAACACCGAAACTTGAGTCATTTGGATTCAGCCAACGCATGATGACTGGAAGTACAGCTGCAAGGCCTGCGCTAGCAATTGCCTTTGGGTCGGTGACTCCAGCCATGTAGACGGCCACACCAGCTGCTAGGAATGAGCGCGCCCATGAGGCCGCCATAGGTTTGATTTGGTTCATTTCTTCTCCTTCTTCTTCAGAATGGTTTTCTTTGGTTTAGCCTCGATGACCACCGCTGGGTATTCACCCTTAAATGGCACATACTTAGGCCGACCAAATCCCACGATCTCCTTGCCGATAGTGCGCTGCTTAATCATCACCATGCCGCCATTGCGTTGATCGCCAGTTCCTGATGTGTTGCCCTCGATGCAGGTGATGACCTTGCCATCGATTGCTGCCACGATGCCTACATGGCTGATGCGATCGACCCCATCATGCGGGAAGTCCATAAACGCCAAATCGCCCAGCTGTGGTGTCTCATTCCAGCGGCCGATGTCCTTAAATTTGTGTGCGCCTGTAGCTGTGCTAACCACCGATGGCGCTTTGACTCCAGCCTGTGCCAGTACCCAGTTGCAGAATGAACCGCACCAGGGTAGGCCGTTGGCTTTTGTGAATTCTCCATACTTGGTCAAATTGTCAGGCACTTCTACATAGCCGACTTCGCCCAAAGCGATTGCAATTGCCTGGGGTGCTGTGGCGTTAGGGTAGATTGTGTTCTGCATTTGCGCACTCCCATTGTTTAGATTCATTTAGCAATAATTCAGAATGACCACATTCAGGCATCGGCGCAATAAATGCATCATCTACAGGATCGTAGGTGTAACCGATTCCTGCATAGTTGTATCGAATGTTGCCGTTGTATGAAGTTTTAACCCAAGTACCGCCAAGATTTTCAATAAGCCATGAATAACCTTCATCACCTGCTGGGTCGTTGTTATCGCCTACAAGTACGCGAATAACTTTATTCTCTTCGTCTAGTTCTGCCCAATGTGACATCAATCCACCTGTGCCTTTGTGTAACGGACAATAACTAAGCCTGAACCACCAGCTGCACCGCCAAGTCTGTCTGTGCGACCACCACCACCGCCGCCTGTGTTAGCAGTACCCGCAACGCCTGTGCCACCACCGCCGCCGCCTGAACCGCCTGAACCCGCCGTGCCGCTTTGATAGCAAGAACCACCACCGCCGCCAGCGTAGTAACCACTAACGCCTGTGCCTGTAACTGTTGCCCATGAAGAATAAGTATTTAATCCTGCACCGCCTGAACCTGCTGTGCTACCAGCGCCTGTTCCACCAACTGCACCAGCTCCGCCACCGCCGCCAGCTGGAAAGGGCGAACTTGTATTTCCATTTGCTCCGCCGTTGTTTCCTTGGCCTGAAGTTGCAGTTCCTCCGGCTTGTGAAGAGCCAGAAGCTCCACCACCGCCGCCAGAACCACCATTACCGCCAGGCGCACCAAGATCGGGGCCGTATCCACCACCTTTAACAAGTGTCAATGATCCGAATTGTGAATCGACTCCAACTGTTCCATTATTTGCGCCAGTACCACCAGCACCACCGCCGCCAACTGTGCAAGTAAAAGTGGCTGGTGATAATGATTCAGAACTAAATCCTAGGAATCCACCTGCACCGCCGCCTGCGGATGCACCGCCGCCGCCGCCAGCAATAACTAAAACGTCAGCAATAAGACTTGCATTAGATACAACAAGGCTTCCATTACCAGTAAAAGTACGATAGTAATATGTTGCATCAGAAGTAAGTGTGCCACCAGTTACGGTTGCTTTTGCTTTTTTTGCCGATGCAACAATTCCAAGGATTAATCCCATCAGCTTAAATCACCTAATACTGTAAATGTATTCGATGCAGTGCAAATAATTGTGCCAGCTGAATATTGCGCGCGTAATTTTGGAGCTGATGCGGTTGCACCAGTTGATGTGATAGTCACACCTGCGCCTTGTGCCAAAGTAACCTGCCCTGCACCAATTTGCTGAATATTAATAATGTTGCCAGCTGCAAACACCGATGGTGGCACTGTTAATGTAATGCCTGATGCATTTGATAACGTGACCAATTTGCCTAAATCTGCTGCCACAAGCGTGTAGGTAGTACCAGTCTGTGCGTTAAATGAAAGTGTGGTGTCATCCTGTTCAGTCCAGGTAAAGTCTAAATCTGTGCCTGATGCCTTTGATAGCACCTGGCCAGTAGTGCCGCCTTTGAGATCAACGAATGATGTGTCAGGCCCACCTAAAGCGGTGCGAATTGCGGCTGCGCCATCTTTAACCAGGTCGGTGTCCGAAGGTACTGTCCAGCCAAAGTTTGTAGTAGTAGTTGGCATTTCTTCTCCTTATGCCACGATAATGGCTTCATTCCAGTCAAGTGTAGAACTTATTGTGTTCCATGTCTCTGCGACACTTACATCATCCCATTGCATTGACTGCAAGCTGAACGCGGTAGGTGACACATTGAGTGTGAGGTCTAGGCGGTTATAGCCTGCCCTAAATGTCCAGCCTTCGACAAAGCCCTGGAAGCGACCATTTACCATATTCGCTGGCAGGTCTGTAATGTCTAGGGCTAAGCCCATAAACACATTCAGAAGTGCATCGCGGTCGCTGTCATCGAGTTCAGCATTGCCCAGGGTAAAGGTGATGCTCTCGAATACATCCTGCGGCCAGGCTCTAATGCCTAGATAGAAATTTGCCTGTGCTGTGGCATCAGCTGAATTGTGCAAGGTGGTGGCGATGATGTCGGCCTGTGAGCCATATTGGTCGATTGACTCCTGGCTCAAAGCTGTGATGTCACCTGAACGCCATTGAATCGTGACCTTATTGCGCAAATCGCCCAGGCGGCGAATGGTGCGGATTCCACGCGATAGGGCGTGATTGCCGCTTACCGAGGTGTAGCCGTTAGCTGCCAGGTACTGCGTGCGATGGGTTGCATCTGCATAGCCGATGCGGCCTTGAGCATCTTCATACAAATAGCCCAGCCCTGATGTGGCGAGCGCAGAAACTAGCGAATACATATCAGTGACATCTGATGATCGTGCCATCAGCTCATAATCGCCAGGCCTATCAACTTCACCCAGTCCAGAATTTTGAGCATTTGCCCATGTGGTAGTGGGGTTATATGTTGCCCAGGTAAGTGCGGCAGGTACTTCAGCCCAGGTTTGGAATAGGGCTGCACTTAGAATTGTGTAAATCTGATTGCCGTCAAAGTCTTTTGATAGCACTCCATTGGTTAAAGTTTTAGGCAATTTGGACAAAGCGCCTAGAGCTGTAACGCGGATAGTTTCATTGATGCCGCCTGTACCTGTGCTGGCTACCTCGACACTTGAATCAGTAATGAAACCGCCGAATATATCTACATAAGTGCCAGTCGAATCTTTGACCTTGATTGTTAAACCATCATTGACATCGATGGTCACTGGGGTCAGATTCAGATTGATAATTTCGATGCTGGCATATCCCGCACGCGGCTGGCTGTAAATATCTGTACGGCCTGATACCACTGTCAAAGTTGAAAGGGTTATGTCTGTGTAATCAACTTCATTGATTTGCAGCTGCCATTCGGGTGTCCACTGGGTCATAGCTTGTACGCCTGCGCTCCTAAACCGCCACGATAATAAGAAGTGTTGATGACATCGACCACCGCACGCGCTACGCCTTCAGGATCACCAGCCACGCCGATGTTCACATTGTTGGTCACATAGCTTGCAGGTGCGCCACCCAGGGTGGCAGTAGGTGTGAAGGTTTCAGGTCGGTATCCCGCAGGTGCGCCACCGATAGTCACTGTGGGTACGAGTGCCTGCGCTCTTGCAGCTGAAGCCGATGCGGCCGCAGCCCCTGATGATGCACCGCTTACTGATGGCATTGCCATCGATGGCACGGATGGAATAGAAGGCGCTGATACTGATGCGCTGGATACTGATGGGATGTTGAGTGTTGGCTTATTAATCGTTGGAATGTTAGGCAAAAGCGGCACTGCGTTATAGGCGCGGATAAGCGCGTTGATTCCATCGATCGCGCCGCCGATAAGGCCATTAATTACCTTGATGACTCCAGCGATGACATCGATGACACCGCCTGCAATTTTGCCGACTACCTGGAGCGCCCCGCCTAATACTGTGCCGATAACTGGCGCAAGGTACTGGGCGATGTAGCCGCCGAATTCCTTAAATGTATCCAGGTTATCGCCGATGGCATTTTTTACATATCCAAATGCTTTAAGTAGGCCATTGATGATTGGCGTGAATACATTGACGATGATATTGCCCAGGGTGGTAATTGCCCCACCGATGCCGCCTTTGTCTAGGCCAAAGCCACTGGACATTGCATTGATTGCGGGCAGTGCAATTTGGTTGATGAACTTCATCAGCTTTTCCAAGATAGGCAAAAGCGCAAAGCCGATAGTCTCTTTGGCTTCATCAAAAGCGATTTGCATCCGAGCGATACGGCCTGAATAGGTGTCAGCATTTGCCGCAGCTGCGCCACCAAATAAATCTGTCAGTCTGCCCTGGACATCAGTAAATGACATGGTCTTAAGTTCGGCAGCTGATAGGCCGATGCCTAATCTGCCCAGTGCTGTGGTGTTGCCGTCATAGGCTTTGCCCAGGCTATTGGCTACCGCTTCGAGTGGCTTGCCTGTCGCTGTGGACACATCCATTGCGATCTTGAGCAAATCCTGCGCTTTTTTGACATCGCCTGTTGATAGCGCAAGGCGCTGCAAGGCTGGGCGCAGTTCATCATCTGCCACACCAGTGGCCAAAGATTGCTGCAAGATAAACTGTTCAGTGGCGGCAATTGCGCCCTCTGTAGCCCCTGTGGCGTTCTTTAACGCCAGGGCAAGCTGTGTCTGTGCCTTTTCATCCTCGATGGCGGCTTTGACCCCATCTACGCCGATTTTGATGGCGTAAGCGCCAGCGGCTGCGGCAGCTGCAACTAGGGCAGCGCCGACTACTTTGCCAGCCTTCGATACCTTATCGCCAAAAGTCTCGACATCCGCTGTGGCGGCCTTGAGTGATTTATTAAGGTTATCTACATCGCCGAGGATGGATAGCTTGAGCGTTCTACTTCCTGCCATTAATCGAACCTCTTAACTATTTCGGAGAATCCTTCTTCCCACCTCTTCACGATGTCAGGCTGAATACTGCGCAGAGTTGGATATATCCACCATCCACGCGAACCGCGACCCTCACGACCACTCCATACTGGGAACTGCTTATACTTATTCGAGCCAAATTCTGCCCCGCCCCAAAGGTCGCGTGTGGTTGCACCACCGCTGAACTTTTGCGCCGCGAACCCGTATGAGATTTCGCCGAACTTGGATGATTTAGATACTTTTGAGCCGTCAGCGATTCGAGACGATACCTTTGGGATGGATCGTGCGTTGCGTGATGCACTCTTAACCTTATCCGATACAAATTCAGCGAGTGCGTTTGACTTGCTTTTGGCTTGGTCAAGCGCTTCCTCATCCATAGCCTTAAAGGATCGAGCGATGGCACGCAGTTCAGCTTTGTCATAGCTGATTCCCTCACTTGCCATCGGCTCGCCTCTCTAATATCTCCAGCGCTGTGATTACATCTTCAGCACTTACAAATTCGCTAGTCGGTAATCCTGTCGCGATTGCCAAATCCCAAAGGGTTCGGCTTAGGCTTCCGACTGGGTAACTTTTGGGTCAGAGTTACCGACCTCGACATTTGCGACTGTTTCAGTCCATACATCGATTGGCTTTACAGGCTTCCCAGCTGCTTCGCGCTTCATGGCGTGATACGCCAGGAATATGAGATCGGATAGCCCTATCTTCTCCTGCGCTTGGCTAATGATGTTGCCCGTACTCTTTTCCCACTTTACCCATTCAGGTGGGGCTGCCACAAATGTGGCAACCTCGCCCGAATTGAATTCAATTGTGATTGGTAGTTTCATCTTTGCTCCCGTTCTTAGTTTTAGCTAAATGT